CATCCGCCATTCGCGGAATCGCTCGAACAGAACTGGGGTCAGGTCATTGACCACGGCCCGTACACCGATCCTGTCCTGAATGAGGAATGCGAGGAAGGTGCGAAGAGAGCGGGCTGATTGATCGGAGTTGATGATCTTACTACCATGCTCTCGCCAGTAGTTGATCAGCATAGCCGCGATCTCGGCTTCGTCCGGCGCTTGCGGGCTCAATGATCTCAGCCCATCGATATAGGCATCCATCTTGGCCTTGGCCTCGTCGAGGTCTATTGTGCCAGTGCTTCGATATATGACTTGGCGTCGCTCTGCGCGGGCGATCTGCCAGAACTTGGAGCGGCCGTCGCGCCTTTTGTCGAGCCAGTACGGGTCACGACGGTAGGGGCTGTCTTCTTGCGACATAAATCCTCAGCTTCCATTTCGGAGAGGATGCGCAATACACCATATTCACCAAGCTGGTGCATTTGATCGTAGGTGAAATTAGCTCCTGTCCCATTTCGCAGCGCGCGGCGAAATTTGGAGGCGATGGTGTGGACGCTCATTACTGCTCTACCTGTCGGCGGGGTGTTGAGCAGTGGATAGTATCAATTAACCCTAACGTCAAGCCATAATGACCTCACCGGCAGATTGACTCGCTCGGGCAGTCGTGACAGCCATTTTCAGCCGCCGTCTGGTCGGTTGGTTGTGAACCGAAACAGGTCGGTCGGCTGGTCTTGCGCCATATTACGAGCCGGTAGCAACCCTCGGCGAAGTACGTCCCAGCACAAAAGAACAGGAGGAGAATCCACCATGTGAGGCCCTCGAATTGCATCTCGTGGATTGCCATACCGCCCGCGAGAAGCGTGATGGTGAACGAATCTGTGACGGTCCCTGTCGTCATCCCTCCACCACCATCTTCGCCATTTCATCCACGTTGTTGGCGATGAAGTTGCGGAACCGCTCGACCGCAATATGCTGTTCCCGGCTCAGGCCCCATGTGGTCGTTTCGCGTATCATTCCAGCGATTGTAGCGCATGTTTCTTGCTGGGTGGACTTGACGAGGCCTCCGACAGCCAACGCGCTGGCGTAACCCAGCCATACGCTGCGGACATAAGCGCTCTCTTCTGCGAACGCTTCCGGCGTCCGGTGCTTAGCCACATTGGGAGCCGAACGGGCTGCGTCGGTGAACCACAGCAGCGCCGCAATCTCTTCGTTGGTAGGTGAGGTAGGCTTCACTGTAGTTCTCCAAGCGCCGCTGAGGCGCGTCTGTAATCGCCGATCAAGAGTCGGAATTTTGCCCATTCCTCGTCGCTCTCATCTTCGCCGATCTGGTCGCAGCATTCGGCGAATGGAGACAGGGCTGCGAAGGTAGCTAAGAATGGCGCGGCCTTTAGGTCCACGATCCAGCCATTTGTACCGCAGCGCGTGCATGGCGTAGAGCAAGCAGCTTCATCTAGCCCGTCGGCGTAACTCCCCTCGCCCTCGCACTGAGGGCACAGGATCACACAGCGTTCGGCCGGCTGGGGTGTCTCATTATCAATACGTTCGATGAGTTCACCATCGCGAAAGCGTCTGACGAGTTCCGAAGTATACTGATCGTAAGCAACAAGGTTCGCGCTCATTGCTGTCTGGAGAGTTACCGCGTCGCCACATAGGACGACAGCAAGGGCGCGATGATAGGCTGCCTCTGCTTCCTCCCGCAGGTGTTCTAGCTCAGTCAAGTTCGCGTTGCTCCGCCTGATCAGCATACTGACGCATCAGTTTGATTGCTGCCACCTGTCCGTCGCAGTCATTGACAGAAACCAATGTTCGCTCGGCTGCGTAATGATTGCTCAATCTGTCGAAATAGTTCCAGAACGGGCGGCGATATATACCCAGTTCTTTGACCTCGTGGCGGATACGCCCTACAGCGCAGAAGCAATATGCATCTGGTACATGGGTAGCACACCGAACCCCGTCTTTCGTCAGTGCCATGTCGTCAGTGATGTGGCGATCCGGATTGGCTTCGAGCCAGTCGGCGGCGTGTCGCATGATGGCTACAGCACCTTCGCGCGAGATGTAGCGCTCCCTCGTCATCATCATCAGAACAACCACCCACTAGGACCGAAGCCGATCGAGTTCGTCCACGAGTCCACCACAATCCGGCCGGCGACGATCCACAGGAACACCGCCATCATGACGTAGCCGAGCATCGTCCACACGCGATCCATCCGCACGAGCCTAAAGACAAGTGCGGTGTACAAAGTCATCGCCATGAAGATGATGAACTGCAAGATAGTTTGATTCACAATTGTTCCAGTTCAGTGTTCGATCGGACTCGCCTAGGATGATTCTTCCTGTTCGTCAAGACGTTTTTGGTCCCGCAATCCTATTTGGTGAGTTCACTCTGGACACGGAGGGCGGCGGCCGTGATGGCAAGGCCGGCAGTACTTGCTTCGGCTGTGCGCTTACCGCTGGGAGCGTGCACCACAGCTATTGCTGGTAGGTAGTTGATCATCGCCGCGCTGCGATCCCACGAAGGCGTTGTCAGGTTGGTGGCCATCCCTTCGGGGACCAGCAGAAGCGCCGCGCTCTCGTATGCCCGTGCATCGAGCATGGCTTCAAATTCCAGCCAGTTGCCGGCCCAGCCTGATTGCGGGTGGAGACCGCCCGTGTATTGCCGGGGAAAGATGAGCGTGTAGGCGTGTTCCATCAGAGCGCGCTGATCCTGCGCCGAAGCGGACGCACAAATGGCGGCCAGTTTCGTCAGATCATTTTCCATCCGGTTTCTCCAAGAGAGCGGCGGCGCTGCGAATGATATCGTACGCCCGCTGCTCTTCGGCGCTACGTGGCTGGGAAGCTCTGTGGTAGTGTTGCGCCCATGATAGTAGGGCGCACGTCTCCTCGCGGGTAGCTACGAGATCGTCGTCGTCGTAGTCGATATCCATGATCCGGTTATGGAGGAGCGCATTCAGTTCCTCGTACGTCATGGCATGTGGTTTCTTCATGAATACACCTCCCATGAAACGTAAAGGGGCCAAGCGATCCCAGCCAACATTCCCGTTATCACCGCCGTCTCTCCACTATTGTCGGCGAGGCAGGCGAAGGTCGTGTCGTCAGGGGCGCACAGCGCGAACTCCGCTTGCTCGCGTTTCTTGGTAGCAGCGGCCGCGTGCCCGAACGTGGCAATCCCCGCGAGGAGGTATAGTCCTCCGAGGAAAGCCAAGATTTTCATATTAATGCTCATGTTTCGCCGTCTCCTGAATGTGGAACATACCACTAGGATGATTCTTCCGCTTCGTCAAGCTCGTTTGTGTTGAGAGACTTGCTTGGCGAGAGGCATCAGGGAGCTTTCCATTGTGACGCGCTACCACCGCATTTTTCACGCGGGCCGGCACACCCATCGCATGGCCGGCGACCGTCGCTCACCTCAGCCATGACGACGATCCCGGCAAGCAGGCAGGTTTCCGGAACGTATCCTTGCATCTTGGCCATGTCCAACAGCATGTCGGTTGGGTCGGCCTCGGCTTGGTCGAAGTAATGCATTTTCATGTTACCCTCGCCCGTCACAATATCCGATGGCGGCTTGCGATATAGCCCTGAACGTCTCGAACTGAACGAAACTCTCCGCATCTGCTCTGTTGTCAAAGTGGTGTTGGGTGCACGTGGTGCTTACACCTTCGTCAAATTCGGGACACAGTGGGAGCTGCTTAAAAACAAGCACATCCTCGCCGTGCCTTGAGATTCTACATGGCGTGATCACCCACGCCTCCCGCTCTTTCTCGTAGACCTCTTCTAGCAGATCAGCGAGATGGTCTACCTGCGATTCATCAGAGGGGCGTTTCACGAATCACCGCGCATCTTCACGACCCGCTCTTGCGAGACCATGATGTCGGCCAGTGGTGTGAACTCTTCCTTGTAGATCGTGATGGACTGCAAAGCCGAGTAGCTGACTTGTTCCTTCATCGCCGCTGTGACCACTTCGTCATAGGTGTCGAAACGCGGGGCATTGATGGCACCGTTGGTGTTCAAGGCAGTCTTGGAATAGAAATAGCGGACCACTGGTTGCTTCCTTGTAAGGGGGATATTTTGATGGTTATAGCTCGTCCGGGACGTGGATGATCGCGCCGGTCTCCAAGGCGTGGGAGAATTGCCTCTCCAACTTGGCCGTGACGCCGACGCGCTGGTTGAGCGTGATGTACCCGTGAACGTAGAGAAGCGACGCCGCTTGACTGAGCCGGTTCGCCCATGATCCACCAGTCCAGTCGGCGGCTGGTGCGATGAGTTCTGTAATCTTCACGAGACGACTACCTCCCCGACCCGAGAGAATCAGTCGTCCGAACGCCGCCGACGATCGATGCATCGGTGTCGTACGGGGAAAGGTCCATGTCCCAAACGGCATCCAGTGCCTGATCGATCAGGCTCGACGATCCGTCATCGGTGAACTTGACCGTAACTTGAAGTTGAATATCAGCGTAGTAGGTCTGAGGGGCTGTATCAGCCATGGTGATTCCTTATCGATAGAGAGCAGTTCAAGCAGGGATCAACCGCGCTTGCGGAAGTATCGCCGGGGTTCTCGGTATGGTCCGTCGCTGTATAGAGTGAATAGCCAGTTAGCTACCACAATAATGAGGCCGAAAGGACCAGTAAATCCGACCATAGCAAAGAGTACTAGGTCAGTCCCATAAATATTCCGGCGACGGGTCTCGGTTCGGACCAAGAGAAGAAAAGATGCGATACCGAACAGCAGGTATGCGAGAGTGATCCAAGCGGTCATAATAGTATCAGTCATTGCCATGGTCCGCTCAAAGAACGTCAATCATGAGTTCGATGTAGGCGGCGTATTCATCGTCATCGACACCGGATACTTCCCACCCATCTTCGTAGATATCGAGGGTGCCTGCGATGCAGCCGGCACCTACAAGTGGCTTCTGCAAGCAGCTTTCCCATCCGGAATTACCAAACGGGTGCTTTCCCGAAAAGCTATCGCGCTCGTACCACAGCGTTTGCAGGAGCAGCTTGAAGTATTCCTTGATCGTAGTCTCTTCGCCGGTATCGTAGTCGGTGAAAGTCAATTCGAGTGCGAGCTTGGGCGTCATGTTCGTTTTCCGTTTTATTCAAAAGATGATTGATGTGTTTTACCGGCTGGCGTTTACGCTTCCGATTCCAGTAGAGTTCGGAAATAGTGGACGAGGATCGCGTGCGAATGATCCGCACGAGAGCGTCCTTCGCGAGCCTTCGTGGCCGCGCCCGGTCGCCCCATGTCTTCCCAGTAGGCTGCGATCGCTTCATCCGCCTCGTCGTCCATCTCGTCGTCGATGGTCTTGACGTAAGTGAGTAGGGACGGGCGGACCGGCTGGCATATGTTGTTGAAAGCCCAACGCACCAACCACCAGCCTTCGACATTTTCTTCGATGACGCCTGACAGGCCCATTTTACTGTGAATCACCTTGGCACCGATTTTGAGTTTGGATTCCGTCACGTCTTGTCTCCTAGTTGTTGATTTCGATGCATTAGATGATTCTCCACATAACGCAAGGACTTATTCCATCTCTTCGTCGAAACCCATGTCGGAGTAATCGTTACGGTCGATGAGATCGGAAACAGAAGTCATGCAATAGTCCAAGGGTTTCTCGTAAGGGTTATCCTCACCAGCGAAAGGTAACCAACCCACCCCGGACCAATAATGGCTCGATCCTGCTGTGATCATGACCTGAGCATGTTCACTATTGTACCAGCCGCGAAGCAGATACTACCCATAAGGTACAAAATATTAGCTATCTGCATTATATTATTCCAGACAGACCGTAATCAACTTCTTATAAGCCACGATGTTCGTTTCGATCGATAAGCCAATTACAAAGGACGAAAAGAGGGGCGATTATCAAAAACGTGATCGGCCAGAATATCGTCGCAGCCCAGTTTGGTTTATCGAAGCAGGTGACGCAGTCGGTAATGCCAAAAAGAATGACGCCGACGAGCCAAATAGCGACGTAGACTTCGGGATTACTCACGACTCAATTGCCTTCAACCAGACCGAGATGACCATACCACTTTGCGAGATGCCTTCATTAACACCCCAGCCCTTGCGGACCTCGATATGAACATCCTCAACGATCCCTCTGAACTCGATCTCGCTGGTGAGGCTCATCCGGCAGGTCACCGATTCGCCGATGCGCGGGACGTACGATGACACTTGCTGCCATTCGAAGTTGCCACATGGGCTCGTGATGATGATCTTGTTGTTCATATCAATCGCACCGCAGTGGGGCAGAAGTACGTTCCATGAATCGGACGCCCAGAGCCGTCACCTTGCGGATCGAATCCGCCGCAGCAGCATGTGGCATTGCATTGGCATACCAATAGGTGCGCGCCTCACGCAGCAGGTGTTCCATTGCCAGTAGATGGTCTCCGGGTGAAAGTTCGACCATGTCCGGCCGGCTGGTGTCGGCGGTCATACGGTCTTGATAAGCGAACTCAGTGTTGAGTGCGGCGTAAACATCTTCGCGGCTTGGCATATCGGTAGTTCCTAGTGATGTGATGGGTAGTTGCCGCATGGGCTCGTGATGATGATCTTGTTGTTCATCGGCTGGTCTTCGGCGTCTCGGAGTCAACGAACCGGTCAGCGAGCGTCGCAGCTTCAAACCACAGTGGAGCGTGTGGCTTCGTAGCGCTGTGTCCGCGTAACCAATGCAGGACAGCCTCCTTGCCTTCCTGCTGGCCCTGTAGCCGCGCTTCGGTGATGAGGCGCTCTTGGGTCTGCTGGAGGGTGGTCAGTTGGCGGAGCAAGGCGTCAGCATGGAAGCTATCGATGATCCCAGCCCGATAGCGATCGAGCAGTGCACTGAACACCGCGTGCTGCTTGCGGGTAATAGCAATCGCGAAAGCATCATCAGTGAGCAGCGTGTTGCCCTCGGCGACCGCTTCGGCGTCCAAGATTGCCAGTGTCGTGGCGTCGTAAAAGCTTACCATCCGGAATCCTTCTCGCGTTCGTATCCTGATGGATCGATGCTGATATCGCTGCTGCACAACTGGATGCCATCCATCATGAGTGCCACGGTGAGCTTATTGGTGTGCCCGCCGTAGTCCCAGCCGATGAAGTTGAGGTTGAGCGTAAGCCCTTCCTTGAGATCACGCAGGGTCAGCGGCTGGTCGAGTGGATCGATAGGTGTAGTCATCGGTAGCGTTCCCCTTGCAAGATACGGGCGACTTCATTGGCGAACGCCAGCGCGTGCTTGCGCTTGGCGAAGAAGAGGCACGGGACGCGGTCAGAATTATGTGGCGGTGGGTAACCCCAGCCGGGGCAGTTGGCGTCGAGCCACCTCACCCACCAATCGTCGAGCCGGTACATGGTTTTCGTTTCTTCGTATCCGAACCGGTTGTCCGTGTAGATTCCCGGATTGAACAGTAGCTGTTCAGCCGTCGATCGAATGAACGCATGGTGTGTCGAGTAATTATCGAAGAACAGTGGGGCTATCGACACGATACAGGGGAAGTCGCGAATCTCATCATTCTCGTCTTTGTAGAAGAAGACGTTGTCTGATCCGATGCGAATACCGTTCTTCTTGGTGACATAGCGGCTCATTGTTCAGTCAACCATTCGAACAGTTCATTTGCGTCGTCGGGATCGTCGCAATGTATTTTCACAACATCATCGCACTTACCGATAACACACGCTTGTTCGGCGAAAGCCTTCGGCCGGCCGGCTGGTTGCTTTTGCGGAAAGGCGTCGATGAAGCGGATACCCTCGCCGCCGGCTGGACAATAGTTTTCGAGCGCGATGCTGACAGCCGTGACGGCGCGGACCTGCGTGGCGGCTTCGATCTCGACAGTGATGAAATGGCGGGTCATGCTGCCCCACCAGTTTCTACGCCCATGCCGCGCAGGCGATTGCGTTCAACCCTGTCAGAGTCGATGGGGCAATCGGTCTTGTCGCGAGCGACCTCACCCAGCGGTGCAAGGCGGTCTTCGATTGCTTCGAGCGCGTTCTCAAACTCCTTGCACAGATAAGCCACCGCTACGCTCTCGGAATGACAGTCACCCATAATCCGGCGGCGGCGGACTGTGATCTCCGTTCGGAGCTTGTTGAGCGCAGAGGCGACTCGGTAACGATCCACGTCGAGGGAGTCCTGCAAGCGTTCGATGTACCCATCCTTGATGGCGACAGTTTCCCGCAAGCGCAGGATGTCTTCCTCTTTCGCGGTGACGATGCTCCCCATCTCCTCGCTGAGCTTGTGCAGGAACATGATGTCATGCTCTAAGTTCTTGATATCCTTCTGCAACGCGTCGATGATACCAAGATCAGAATAGTTGATCGTCGTAACGGCTGGTTTCTCTGGTAGACTGGTATCGAAGGAGCGTGTGTCTCCCGGCTTCATCGAGAAGGCGATCTCGTGCAACATAGCTGTCATCACCCATTGCGTGGATTTCTCCGAATGGCGCGGTGCCATATGATAGAGGCAGTGTGGGTAAGCCGCCGGGGTGGTCGTACCGAAAAGAACGACGCCGCGCATACCTACATAGGCCCGGAACCCTAAGGTGCCGTTCTCGTTGACGAGACGAAAATCGTGTGTCGCGTATCGGGTTCCTGCGTTGGCAATCACGTCGCAGATTAGGGTCGTTCTCATGTCGGTATGTTTCCAGTTGGGCGTGATGCAGTGGCCAAGCGTTCTTCTTTTTTGTCTGCCAGTTGGCGCATCAGAGTGATGACAGACAAGCGCCCGATACTGTCGTTCGCAAAACTGACGCGCGTTGAGGTCACGCTGTCGAAGTGATCTCTGATAAATGAACTGTGGCGGATGTATTCGCCGGTCAATTCATGGGTTTCGCGAACGATGCGGCCAAGGGCGCAAAAGCAAGTCGCCGCGCCGTCCAAGGGAGAGACTTCATTACCCTGATCATCTTTCGCGAGGGTCTCTCGGCAATGTTTATCGGGATGGGTCTCCAGCCAGTTAGCGGCATAGCGCATGATCTTGATGGCGTCTTGGGGCGTGGTGATTGTCATGATGTTTGTTCTCAGTTGGGCGTGATGTGCGTCTAGGATAATTCTTCCTGTTAGTCAATAAGGAATTTTGGTATTTTCGAGGTAATCCGCCATGTTTTTCATCCGGATCAATGCTCTCGCCTTGTGCATGGATTCCTCATTCAGGTAGGTAACCATATCAGTCCAGACGCCTGTTTCCGTGCCGTCGTTGGTGCGCGCCAAGGATGTTCGTGATGTCAATCGAAAGATAAGACGCGCCAAGAGGGCCGCTTCTCGGTTTTGTAGAAGTTCGTATTGAATACGACCGACGGCACAGAAGCAGTAGGCGTCAGGTCCGGTAGGGTCGCATAGCTGGCCTTCCTTTGTGCGTGCCAAAGCGCCCGTGGTGTGTCGGTCCGGGTTCGCTTCGAGCCAATCGGCCGCACGGTGCAAGATGCCGGCCGCTTGAGCGTGGGTGGTGTTGTCGGTCATCTTCATTCGGCTCCAAGCTTGACAGCGGCGGTTTCGAGATCGGCGACGATCGCTGCTACAACCTCGGCGGGATTCACGTAGTCGTGATGCGAGAGACGATCAGCCCAAACCGCCGGTTCGTAACGCGCCTTGTCCTTGATGATCTTCGCCAGAGTACGCAGGCGGCTGGCTAGGTCGATGCGGACGTTGCCATTTTTGATTTGCTGCTCGGTGCGTGCTGCTTCGACGAGGTCCGCGTGATGTCGATCAAGCTCGACCAGTGACGCTTGCATCATCATCCGGTCATTGTTGTCGATGGCAGCATAGATGCGCCCGTGTAATTGGAGGAGGCTGGAGGCCGTCAGCTTGTCGGTGATCTTCACAGTACCACCTTGCCGGCCGAGAGGAGGACAGACTTGCTGTAAAGTTTGTCGGCCATTTGCGTCAGCTTATCGATGACCTCGCTTTTATCAGATGACCGATCGTTGAGTTGCACCACCATAGATGCCGGTGTGTCAGAGAAGACAGCATCCAGCACAAAGTGAGGTGCATCCCTGAGATCGTGTATCTCGCGGGTGATCCGGCCGACGGCGCAGAAGCAAGTGGCGCGGTAATGTTGGGGATGGATCGAAACGCCGTCGCGGCCTGTTGCGGCTACGCCAGTGATGTGCTTGTCCGGGTTCGCCTTCAACCACTTAGCAGCGCGGCGGAGGACGAGAGCGGCGTAAGCGTTCGTAACCATGTTCATTAGATAGCTCCTTTACGTGCAAGCTCGGCCGCCATTGACCGCATTTCGACGATAGCGAGGCGTTTGTCGGGACCATCGTTGATGGCAGCCAAGGCACGCGGCGAGGTCTGCTCAAAGATTATCTCGCGCTTACGCATGGCATCAGCAGAGCGCTGTTCGTAGGTGATCCGGCCGACGGCGCAGAAGCAGGTCGCATGGGGATCGAAGACCAGCACCCTGTCGCCAAGATCATCTCGGGCGCAGGTTCCTGTAATGTGGTGGTTGGGATTATCTTCCAACCAGTTTGCGGCTCGGTGCAGGATCAGAGCAGCTTCCCTGTAATCAGCGCTCGGGGCGTTCATTTCGTCGTTCATAGGATGATCCTTTCGCCGCGTATCGTCGGCTCGGTTACGTTGAGGGCGTATTCTTCCGCGCCCCAGATGGATTCGAACTTGACGATCTCCAGCGACAGCACGCGGTTGGTTTCATCTTCCACCAATGCAGCCAGCCGCATGTTGAAATCGAGTGCAGCGCGCTCGTCCGTCGTTCCCGGCATATAATCACCGCCCGACGCCATCTGCGGCTTGGTGCGATAATGCTTCTTGCGGTAGCCGGCGAGGATCGGCTTGTTGAACTTGGGGTAGAACAGGCTGAACGGCCGCTTCTCGCCATTGACTTGCGGATCGAACAGGATGTCGATGTTCAAGGTGCGTGCGACGACCGTGCCGTCCTCCACCCATGGGAGGCGTTCATCCTCAGGGGTGTTGACGTACAGATCATAGGAATAGTCTTCCGCCATCTGCCACGAGGGGAATACCCGCACGCTGCCATCAGCTTCCCGAACAGGATCGCGCCCTATCAAAACAGCACAGGTGCCTTTGGTGTGGTTGAAGGCTGCTTGTGAAGCGGGAGCCCCGCTCGCCTTCTTACGCCCGACCGCCGCCCGCTCACCGGGGAAGGACACGCATTGCCAGACCTGTGCTGTGGGATTCGCGCGGATGCAGTTGAAGTGGGTGGTGGCGAACTTGGGAAGAACCACTTTGCTGGATGTCGGCGACACCGTGGACTCTTGGATAATGATCGCGTCGGTGTCGGCTGGATGCTTGACCACCCATGCAGCGGTAGCGCGCTGTGCGATCGCGGTAGCATCCTCCAAGGTTGCCGCGTGCCGGCTGAGCTTGGACGCTGTACCCTTATGCGCTCCGACCACCCAACGCATCACGTGCTTGTCCCGCAACGACGCCGGGCGCACGTAGTGGATACCGTCGCTCCAGACGATGACAGGGGTTGGTGTTGCAAGGGAGCCTCGGGCGGCCATCACGCGTTCTTTCATCACTTGTCCCCTTGCCGATGTGGCTGGGTGCTGGGGTGTCATTATGCCGTGATGATCGTCATGTCAAGATGGCGGTGAAAAAAGACGCAAAAGATCGAGAAAAGATTATGTCATGATATCAAGATGTTGGGGAAACGAGACGGTTTATTGGAAATTATTAATAGAAAGTGATGCGTGATGGAGGTTGTCAGATTGGCGTGATGTGAGGAAATGGGATGGGAGTGAGGGGTGATGAGGTGGCGCGTGATGTAGGTGCGTGACAGACCAGAGTAAGCGCCGGATGAGCTACTCGTCAGGTGAAATCCAACGGCTGGGAGAAAAATATTTGGATAAAAAAACATACTTTTTCGTTGAATTTCAAATAGTTATACCCAAACAAACTTTTACCCAACTTATTCTTAAAACCCGCCGGTGAATCACAGGTGTCTGGATCGGTGGTGTCTGGGCTGTCAGTCCGGCTGTGTCCTTTCCCTCTTTCTCTATTTCTTTTATTAAAAGTATATAATATACATATACAGAAGAGTTGCAGGGCTGTGTGCCGCAGAAGTCCTAGGGTTTTGAGCCTCTCGACTTTTGGCCCCTATTTTCACACTTTTCAAAAAAGCTAAGAAAAGCAACCTGTTAGCAAAAGTTACCCTCTGAACCGGCATTCCTGCTTGACTCCGCCGCCATTCTGACTGACTATACGGCATCAAACGAGCCAAGGAGTCTCTCTTAATGCCTGCATACGGATATCGCCTAATCGGCAACGCTAAGTCGGTTGCCTCAGACTACATCCCTTCGTTGATCGGGATCGAACACAATCAGATCGGTACGGCTGGTAGCGACACATACTTCGAACAGTTCGATTTCCCTGAGGACGGGTTCGCCCTCACCAGCCTCTCCCTCACCCGCTGGTCCAGTTACGACGCAACCCCTGCACCGCAGAGGGACCCAATCCTTGCAGCCAAGGCCGGCACTGTCGGATTTTACATCACGATCAGCGAGCTTACGCAGATGCTCGACGAGTTCGGTAGCGAAGACGACTTCGCCATGCTCAAGGTTCTCCGGCTGTCGGCTGGCGTATGAATGAACTCTCGATCCGAGAACTCATCGAGATCGCTGCACAGGCCAACATCTTCAAGCTGATGGCTGATCGACGGTCCAGCCGGGTTGTTGTCGATTATGTCCCCGCTCGCGATGCTCTCTGCATCCCTCGCGAGGAAAACGAAGAGTCCCCACTGGTCCCGCTAGTCCCCGATGTCATTCCCATCGTCTACAAGCTGGAGGATGCCATGTTCGGTGGCGTCATCTTTGCTTCCATCACGGTAGGCTCGCGGGTCATCGTCACTCCGTTCATGTGGCAGAGTTACGAACACCTCGGCACGATCACGATCTACCCACCTGCCTGAGCAAGGACACCCATGTTCTCCTTCCCTGTTACCATTCCCTCGCGGAATAACGAATCAGTCTTTCCGGTTCACGTCAGTATCAACGTGGATGATATTCTGCTTGTCAAGCCTCTACTTGACAATGAACCACCTTTTGGTGTAGAGTGCGGTTCTCCTGACATGATCCCCTTAGCGGAAATCGTTTTTATTGACGGTCGCCGTTTACCTGTGCTGGAAACAGCCAGTATCATTCATTGCTACCTCGACGCATATCTCGCGATAGAGGACTTCTACACCATCGAACACAGCGTCGCTGTCAACGAACGGGTGGAGCAATTGGCTGATGAGGTGGATAACGTCGTCCATCTATTCAAAGATAAACCATGCGCTATATCGGCGGGATCGATCCCGGACTGACCGGGGCCTTAGGTGTCCTCGACTTCACAGACTTCCGCCTTCACCTTTGGGACACCCCGACGGTCTCGGTGAAGGTGGGAGATAAAATTCGCAAGCGTTGTGAGCCGACTGCTTACGCCACTGCCCTAAGTCACTTCCCTCTGGATTATGCGACGATCGAGAACGTCCAATCCCTACCTAGCGACGGTCACGTCGGTGCCTTCACATTTGGTAAGGTTACCGGGATCGCGATAGGTGTCGCTGCTGGTCTTGACATCCCCCTTGCCTCGGTAGCGCCGGCCAAGTGGAAGATGCAGATGCAAGTACCAGCCGACAAGAAGGCTGCCAAATTCCGCGCCTCACAACTATTCCCACAATGTACCGCCGGCTGGTCACGAGAAATGGACCACGGCCGAGCAGAAGCAGCGATCATCGCGCTCTACTCAGCGATAGTCCTCGGACTCAAACCAACCAAACCATTCACCCTTGGTCTTATCAACGGTGTTGAACCTAAGGCACGGAAGAAATAATGGCAAAAGAATATCTCAATCGCAAGCAGGAACTATTTGCGAAGTTCCTTGCAGAAGGTTCCAACCAACTCGATGCTTACACCATCGCTGGCTACGAACCATCCAGTGGTAATGCCAGCAACCTCGCGAAGAACCCACTGGTTCAACAACGGGTGAAAGAAATCCAGATGGAGATCAAGAAGACCCAGATGGAGTTCGAGATCACCCGAAAGGCAGCGGCTGGTTCACCTGAGAGAGTCATCGAAGCGGCTGAATGGACCTTCCAACGTGTCATGGACATGATGGCCGAGAATGCGAAATTTGCTCAGATCGCCGGTGAATATCGAGCAGCCAACGAAACCCTCAAGATGATGGGCGAAGCCCTCAACATGTTCCAGAAAGCCAAGGATGATTCAGATAAAGGAAACTCGTCGGGAGCGCAAAACACGCTTGCACTCATCGGTAAAGTCACTCAGGTCCTTGCTGACCAGAGTGGAGGAAGCGATCCGCGAGAATCGAACTCTCTCCGCCCGCGACTGGACCGCTCTGATAACCCTGACTGAAACTCAGGATATCGACCTACAGATCGATCTGCTGGAAGCAGCGATTGATCAAGCCGACGCCCTACTGGTGGAAGTATGGGTAGAACTGGCACGTGAATCCTACCATGACTTCTACGAGTTCATGGAGCGGGAGAACGACTATGTCATGAGTCCGCACCAGAACCTTATCGGTGACCTGCTCATGTCGTCCGCCAATAAGACCACCATGCGGTTCATGCTTTCTCTACCACCGGGTCATTGTAAGTCAACCCATTCGTCGCACTATTTCCCGGCATGGTGGTTTGGTAAGATCGGCACCAAGCAACGCTTCCTCCAAGCTGGCCATAGTCAGGACTTCGTCGCCAAGGAACTGGGAGCCAAGGTTCGCCAGATCATCCAGTCGGAAGACTATGCGGCTGTCTTCCCCGGCGTGGTGATCAAGCACGACGCCCGCGCTATGGATTATTGGGCGCTCACCAACGGACGCGGGAAATACGTGGGCAAAGGGGCCGGCCAAGGTATTTCGGGTTTCCGTGGCAACTACGGCATGGTCGATGACCCTTACAAATCACGAGCCCACGCCGAGAGCGCCTTGGTCCGCGAGACCGTGTTCAAATGGTACTCAGATGACTTTTCCACGCGGCTACTCCCCGGTAGTCCGCTCGGTATTATTATGACCCGCTGGCACTCGGACGACCTTTGCGGACGTATCGCCGATCGTGAGTCAAGAGAGGCTGATGAAAAAGATCAAAAACTTCAAGAAAGTTTAACAAAGGATATCATTGAAAAGATTGAAGAAAACTCCGGTAATAGAATTAAATACAAATTCGAGATCATTAATCTCCCCGCTATCTGCGAAGACGAAAACGACCCATTAGGTAGGGCGGTTGGTGAAGTTTTGTGGCCGGAACTTTTTACGCTAGACGCGCTGGAAAATCTAAAAGCCGACATGACTCCTTCGTCGTGGAACTCGCTCTATCAGGGTACACCTATGGACGTGAGCGGCGGAGCAGTGGAATCCGCATGGTTCCAAAACTACGATACTGCCCCAAGTCGGGGCGATCCTGAGAAGGGACTCGTCAACCAAGTCCGACGCTGTGTGGTTTCTGTGGACGCCGCCAACACCGCGAAGGAACGATCCGACTTCACGGTCATCACGGTCTGGTATGAGGACTTCAAAAAGAACCATTATCTGATCGACGTGGTCCGAAAGCAGATGGAATTTACCGAAATGTCGTCGGAAATCGCCCGCGTCTGTAAGCGATACAACGCCGATGCGCTGCTGGTCGAAACGAAAGGCAACGGTCTCGCCTACTGCCAGTTGAAGAAAGACGGCGGCGCTCCAGCCGCGCTGATCCCGATCGAGGTCGGTATCTCGTCGAAGGAGTTTCGTTTCGATGAGATCACACCCATGATCGAGGCCGGCACGGTGTTCCTCCCTGCACGAGCCAAGTGGCTGGCGGATTATCTCAAGGAACTCGTCGCGTTTCCCAACGGCAAGAACGATGACCAAGTCGATAGCACCTCGCAGTATCTCAAATGGGCTAGACAGAAGGGACGCCGGGGAACAAAGAAGCTCGGTGGCACCAGCAACAGGTAGAAATTATGGACAAAGGTCATTTTGTACGCCTGAAATTATGGATCAAGGCCATTTTGCAGCACAGTCAGCCCGGAGCGCGCGTCGTTAACCAATTCTATTAAGGTTAACGAAACGCGATTCTGGTGCGTTAACCATTTCCATTAAGGTTAACAGATGCTGATCTCACGCGTTAACTATTTCTATTAAGGTTAACGGGACCCTCTCTCACAGAATAGGGGCCGGCATTAACCTTAACAGAATCCACGAACACATACGGCCGGCCAAGGAACCTCATCTGTAGGTCACCGGCCGGCCGAACTGTTTTACCACCAGATCACGGGACCCACCAGCACAGCAACAGGGGACCCTCACCCATCAACACCTGACAGGCTAGGGACCCTGTGCCTAAGAGAACCGGCCGGGGTGTCATTTCCACTATTTGATCCACCAACAGACCACCAGATCAGCCATCTTGATCCAATCACGACCCCGATCGGCGCTCAACCCCTCTCCAAGGCCCTCCACGCGCCGCTCTGAGAGACATCACGAGCCAACCCACCTCCTCCCCTCACCCAGCCCATCACGAGCCAAGCCGGCGCTCAACCCCTCCCCGAGGCCCCTCGGTCGCCGATTCTTATCTTGCTCTTCCAGCATACTGTCAGATAAGAATCCATGTGTTTGATATTCCACGACTTCTTCCACGTTACCTTGCGTTTTGCGAAGCCGTTATCTTGCGAAATAAACACACCCTATTTTTCAGCCAGCCACCCTCGGTGAAAGCCCACCGCCATTCTGACGATACAGGGATACTGCCGGCCGAAATGTTATCAGCCGTAATGTGGCTAGTGAAAGATAAGAAATGTGGAGAAACCCACCCTTATCCTACTGTTTTTACACGTAAATCAGCCGGATTCAGCCAGAATAGCGGTGATTTTCGGCCGAAAATGCCCTCTGAGCGACCGATTTTAAGCCCCGTAGAGCGCTTCTAAGCCCCTCCGAGCGATCCTCGCCCCTCTCAGCCCTCTTCACACGCTCCCTGAGGCTCCCTGCTGGTCAGACAGGCCAACGACCTCTTATGGATCGAGGCCATTTTGCTCTGCTGAAAAATTATGGATCGAGGCCATTTTGGATCGAGGCCATTTTCGAAAAAAAAAAATTATGGATCGAGGCCATTTTGCTTTTATGGATCGAGGCCATTTTGCCCCGCCGAAATTATGGATCGAGGCCATTTTGCTTTTTATGAATCCGGTCATTTTGAATCCGCCGGCACCGCTGCCCGCCGAAAGGTTAACGGCGCGTCAACTTTCGCCGATCGTAAGGTTAACGAAAACCACCCTCCCATTAACCTTAACAAACCGTTCATTAACCTTAACAGCCTGTTAAGGTTAACGAGGGGCTAAAAATGCGTTTGTTAACCTTAACGCAAATGGTTAACGGATTTACGCGATCTGTTAAGGTTAACAAAACGCCGATCGACGTTAACTATTGGTGGAAAAAGTGCTTGACCGAATCGGTTGATTGACCTAGAACGAATCATCAGCAACGGAGACAGTCATGAGCATCACGTATCACACCACCCTCCCCGACTGGGAACCCGGCCAGCGCGACGAAAAGGGCTTCCTGCGACAGGCGGAAGGCAAGGCGGTCTGGAGCAACGAAAACCCGCCACCACCCATCGGCGGGCGAGTCCGGGTGCGCGTGAACGGCATCGGGATGGCAACTGTCACCGATTATTTCGTGCAGGATGAGTTCCTAGGCGTCAAGCTGCTGGTCGATAAGTGGCCCGACCTGCTGAAACAACAGAACGGCGCGGACCGCACCTGCCACGCCTTCGGCGCGGAGATCGATTAGACGGGCGGGCTTCGGCCCGCCTTTTCTTTACCGGTAACGCTTCGTTAAGGTTAACCACCACCCCAGAAATGTTAACTATTGGTGGAATAAGTTCTTGACCGAATCGGTTGTGCCCCCTAGAACGACCGAACAGCAATGGAGACAGATCATGCAGAAACCAGTTAGCGTCGGACTTAGCATCATCGGAGCGCAGCCCGGTGATCCTGCTATCGAAGAAATCGCCCGCTTCGACACCATCCAAGCGGCGGAGGACTTTCTATCCATCATCGCCTTGATCGACCCGGAGCGCCTAGACGCGGGCGATTATTCGATCGATGCGCCGGAGGAAATGGTCAACCCCTCGCCCCTTTTCGATAAGCCACAGGAGGACAAAGACGCGCGCATCAAGATGCTGGAAGCCGCACTGGCGGACGCCATCGGTTACGTGCAGGGATCAATCGGCTCATCCTACTGCGACACCGGCGCGGATGATATGGCATTCCTGCACGAACTGGAAGACACCCTTGGAGTGGAGCGCACCAGCAAAAATGCATTCTATTAGGTGGAATAAGTGCTTGACCGAATCGGTTGCGTAACCTAGAACCGAATCACCGGCAAGCAAGCCGACGGAGACAGATCATGACATACGACTTCGCAGTTCTCGAAAACGCCGAAAAGCCGCGCAGCATCGTCTACCACATCGACAACGGCACCGAGGTCGCCACGTTCGCAATCAGCGACGCCGGACAGGAAATGGCCGAGCGCGTTTGCGCCGTCCTGAATGACTACGTGGCGGAGCATGGCGAATGAAAATCTTCGTTATCACCGACGCGGACGGCATGGCCGAGGACCGTAGCTTGGTTGTGCAGGCCAGCGATGCGGAACAAGCGCGTCAACTTTGGCAGGCCTACTACGAAATCGAAGACGACGATTCAGGCGGAACAAAGCCTGAGCGAATTTTCCAAACCTACCTTGCCCTGCCCTATGGCTTCGCCAGTAAGCCGCGCGTACTGGCGTGGCACAGCGATGAGATGCTGCAAGTGGGCGGCACCTTATCGCAATTCTGAAAGAGGGGCTTCGGCCCCTCTCTCTTTGCCGGTAGTAATCTGTTAAGGTTAACACCTTCGGCCGATCTGTTAACCATAGGCTGGCTTCGGTGGAATAAGTGCTTGACCTAAGCGGTTGACTGCCCTATCACCGAATCACCGGCAAGCAAGCCGACGGAGACAGGCCAATGTTGAACACTGACACGAAAGAGATTTGGGTTTTCAGCGGCGTCGTCACCGACCCGGAAGCCCACGGAAAAGCTGGCGTTTCGGAAGGCGATACTGAATGGCAGTTCTCGGACGGACCGAGCGGCACGCAGGGCGCATCCGAGGACTTCATCGACCTAGCGGAAGGGCTCAAGGCCTATTCGGGATACGTGATCCACTGGGAAGACACGAAGCCCAAGCCCGACCCACGCCTGCCCCGCTCAATCGCCTTGCTGGCGATACGGAACGCCTTGCAGGAGGAAATTGACGCTTGGAATAAGCAGGGCACACCGTTTGCCTTTGCTGTAGCGAGCGCGATCAACGACGCCCACCAAGCAAACGAAAGCCGCATCGATACCGACCAAACGCAATATCTGTTGGACCGAAAATGGGCGGATGACGATGGCTGGGAATTGTGCCCGGACCCTTCCATGGGTGAAGACCTCTGGAACGGTATGGCCAGCGAAAACGACCTAATGAAGTGGTTCGGCTGAAAGAGGGGCTTCGGCCCCTCTCTCTTTGCCGGTAGTAATCTGTTAAGGTTAACACCGCCGACCGATCGGTTAACCATGACTGGCTTAGGTGGAATAAGTGCTTGACCTAACCGGTTGCCTATCCTAGAACCGAATCACCGGCAAGCAAGCCGACGGAGACAGACCCATGATTCGTGTTCTTGAAGACAACCCCAGCTACGACACCGCTGCCGCGTTCGTGGCCGATCTGAACCGCGCCCGCCTCGCCAACCGCCGGAAGTGGATTGTCTATTTCGGCTCGGTGCAGGGCGTCGAAGTGGAAATGAAAACCTACGACACCGGCTATCTGCAAATCTTGCGGCTCGACGGGCTCAACTACTCTGCCCCGATGGATATGAAGCCGACCGCGTGGAAGGAATTTATCCGGGAAGCTATCGAAGGAAAGGCGGCGTGACGACTCACCCTTTCCCCTGCCAATGGGGACCGCAAGGCCGGTACTTCCACCGCGTCAATGGGGTGGACTACGGACCATCGGCCATCGGTGAAACGGAAGCCGCCTATAAGGAACGCGTCAAAGGCGCTTACGGCAATCTTCGCGGCGTCACGTTCCACGACTCGAACGGAGAGAGGGCTTAGGCCCTCTCTTTTGGTTGGTAACAATCCGTTAAGGTTAACAGAAACACCACGTCCGTTAACCCTCAATCGGTGGAATAAGTGCTTGACCGAATCGGTTACCTAACCTAGAACGAATCATCGCAATAGAGCGATGGAGACAGACCTATGGCTTTGAGCAACACCGCCGCCCTGAACAAGGATCAACTGGGTGCGAAACACCCGGCGACCATGCAGCACCGACACTTCGCCGTCATCGCGGGCGTACTCGCCGACCTCGGTCCGAATCAGGGCGTGTTCCCTAACCAGAATCTCGCGATCTGTCAGCACTTCGCCGATGGACTGGCAGAGTCCAATCCCAAGTTCGACCGCGCCCGATTCCTCAAGGCCTGCGGTCAGTAGGTGGGCTTACTTGACGCTATCGCCCGCGCTATCATGGGCGTCGTTCTGATAATCATCGCACTGGGGCTGGCATCATGTCAGCCCCTATTTTTCGGGTAACGATCTGTTAAGGTTAACGGATGTTAGCATTTAGTGGAATAAGTGCTTGACCGAATCGGTTGCTAGTCCTAGAACCGAATCACCGGAAACAACCGGAGGAGACAAGACCATGTTTATGCGCCCGACTGTCAACATGAACGGAACCGCCCGCGAATCGTTGGTCGATCAACGCCGGGAAGTAATGGACGCCTTGCGTCCCGCTATGGACAAGCTTCGCGAGACCGCGCCACATGGCCGTGACTACGTCGGCAGCCCTGCCCAGTACGATATGGACCGGGCGACGTACCTCGCCCGCTATGAAACATTGCTAAAGCTGTTTCACGACCTGCAAGAAGAGGCCTTGCTTATTATGAACGGTCAGCAACTGTGAGCCTGCAAGAGAAGCTGGAGCGTCTCTTGCGCTTCCATCGCCAGCGCGTATTCGATGACAACGGAGACGCCCACCACCGGGCGCTGCTGCGGCTGAAAAAGTCGCAAACTTTCCTCGCCATGTGCCAGCGGAATCGCGAAGCTGCTTCCATCCGTATGGGCGAAAGGTTGACGGGAATGGGGTACTGAGGCGAAAGCCTCTACCCGGTAATGACTTGTTAAGGTTAACATCACCCGTCCGATCGTTAACTATCTTTTCGTGGAATAAGTGCTTGACTGAATCGGTTGCTAGTCCTAGAACGAATCACCGCAAGCAAGCGGTGGAGACAAGACCATGCAGCTTTTTGAATCGTTGGACGACCTCAAGCCGTTCATCTTTCGAATCATTGACAACGGCGGCGCAACCGCTGATCGGTTCACGATTATCACCTGCGATGGTGATTACTTCGCTTCATCTGCATATCCGACTCACCCGCAAGGCTTCGGTATGTGGGGCGAGTCGATCGATCTGGCTTATGTGGAGGAAGTCACCGAGTCCGGCACGTCACGCGACTTGCGGTGGATTGACTTGCCTAAGGCGGTTCGAGATTGCGTGTATTACGGCCTTAATAGTGGCTTCGCCGATTGGCTGGCCCTTGCCCCTGTGGCGGCAAGCCGCGATGAAGCGTTGGACTTCCAAGGCTGGTCGGATTTGCAATATACCTCACGTAACAACCGACAGACCGGCGGCCCGACCGAATCAATTTACCATAGCAATGGCCGCTTCGCCATCCGCCGCGATGATAACGCTGTGGAATTTGGCGGCGATGGTGACCCGGAGTTTGACACGTATCGCGAAGCCGCACTTTACCTGCTGCCGGAGGATTACGATCTTGCAGGGCCTGAATATCACACCCCGCTTGACCTCTGGGATGAATCCGACCCGGCCCCTCTCTGGGATTGCGAGGCGGAACCGCCTGAGCCTCTGGACGAATGACAAGGGGCGGAGCGATCCGCCCCTTTCCTTTGACGGTAACGATCTGTTAAGGTTAACATAACGGCCGCCGGCGTTAACCATTATTCGTGGAATAAGTGCTTGACCGAATCGCTTGTCTGTCATAGAACGAATCACCGCAAGCAAGCGGTGGAGACAAGACCATGGCGAAGTGGAAGTACAGCGGCGATATTAATCTGGAATGTGGCGGCTTCTATTGGCTGGATGATGGATCGGATTATATCCAAGCGGTGGTGGTAACACCTTGCAGCGACGCGGGCGGGCCTGACAATCTCTTTCACGTGGACAAGGGCCATATCTTTATCGACCCTGCGAAGGCTGCTAACATGCTTGATGTTATCGGCATGACTCCCGTAGAAGCCTCCCGCGATGATCTGATCTACGCGGCACAGGCCTATGGCGGTATCGAACGAGATTTCGAATCGGTTCTTCGCTTCGGTAAAGATGAATCCGAATATGTAAGCGGCGGCGGTTGGAATCCCTCCCCTGATACGGTACTTCGGCGCAATACGAATCTCCGCAAATATGTGGAGCGCGAATTTCTCAATTGCGAATAGGCGAGGGCTTCGGCCCTTTCCTTTTTCCGGTAACTACACATTAACCTTAACAACCACGTACCTTATGTTAATTCATGGTAGATTATCTGCTTGACCTAATCGGTGATCTAACCTAAAACCGAATCAGTTGAACGGAGATAGACCAATGCCTAACGCCCGCGATTATACCGCCTTCCACGAAGTGGACGAAGCCACCCGCGCACAGGAAGCCGCTCGCAAGGCTGATTTTCAGGCTTGTCCGATCCTTGCTGATTTCATTGCCACCATGCTGCAAGACCTGCAATATAGTGAAGCCGATGCGGCCAGCGAGGAAGAGCGCGAGGAAGGGGACACGGGAACGATCTACACGCTGGCAGAGCCGATCTATCAGACCTGCAAGAACCTCTGCGAGGGCTTCATGGCCCGCAACGCGGACGCAATCGAGGCGGCATTGGACCTTGTACCGGGCGAACCGGGCCTGCAATACGGGCGCAACTACATCACCCACGAAAGCATCGGCTCCACGTTCTACATGTTGTTTGTCGGTCACGGAGTCAGCTTCACCGACAATGGCGACGCGCCTTGCCTTGAGGCCATGAACGCGGACACACGGGCGGATCGCGGCGGCGAGTTCTATTTTGACGGGGAACGAATCTACTACTGCTAAGGCGAGGGGCTTCGGCCTCTTTCCTTTTACCCTTAACCGATCGTTAAGGTTAACAACACATGCGCCGGCATTAACTATTGGTGGAATAAGTGCTTGACCGAATCGGTTGTCTGTCCTAGAAACGAATCACCGCAATAGAGCGGTGGAGATAGACAATGGAACGACCGACCACCACCTTGACCAAGAGTGACCGCAATGGCTGGGAAGCCAAATCGATCATCCCCCTCCCCGGCGTGATCGAAAAGGATGTCATGTCCTGCGACACCCCCGGTTTGGCCCAACTCGAAATCACCACCGGCAAGCAGTACAACGGCGGCCTGCGCGCGAGTGCGACTGTCGTTTACAAGACCGATTATGGCTTCCGGCACGCGATCAGCTTTGTCGGCGCTGGTGACTATTCGCGACCGGTAAAGACCAACCCACTGGCCCGATGCACTGAAAAGAGCGTGCGCGAACTTCACGAAGCATCGCTCGACTATCTGGACACGATTCTGCTCGACGTGGCAAATCACTACGGCGTCAACCCTCTGGGGGAGCTTGCGCAAGCAGCTTGATCGATGGCCTCAGTAGACTCGTCATGGGCGTAATGCTCTTACTCATCGCTTGCGGGGTGGCTGCGTGCCACCCCGTTCCTTTTGCTGGTTAGTATCTTGTTAAGGTTAACAACACATGCGCCGGCATTAACTATTGGTGGATTAAGTGCTTGACCGAATCGGTTGTCTGTCCTAGTAACGAATCACCAACGGAGACAGACCATGATCATCTGGCAGTTCAATACCAAAAACTTCATCGCCCGCATGTCCTGCGATTACGATCAGGACACGGTGGACCTGTCGTGGGACGACACCGGCGAAGTGGCTGAAAAACTCGCAAGCGGCGAATGGGCTTGCTATACGTTCCACGCTGAAATCCTCGAACGCGCGACCGGTAACACCATCGGCGAAGCCTACCTTGGCGGCTCGCTCTACGCAAACCCAGAGGACTTCCGCGACCACGTAGGCGCAAAGGGACGCCACGGCTCCTACTTCACCGACATGATTAGCGAAGCCATCAGCGAGGCCCGCAAGACTTACGCAACCGAACGACCACGCCTTAGGGAGACAGCATAATGGCCAAGTTCTTGATTGAATATATCGCGATCGAAAAGACCCGCCAGCGAATCGAAGTCGAAGCCGATACGGCGGAAGAGGCCCGCCAGATCGTGGAGGAATACAACTTCGACAACAGCGAATCATGGGAGACCGATTGTCTGACTTGGGAAATCGATGAAGTTGAATTTGTCAAAGTTGATTAAGTTGGGGGCTTCGGCCCCCTTTCTTTTATTTATGAATGACTATTAACCTTAACAATAGTTCGCACATTGGTGGAATAAGTGCTTGACCGAATCGGTTGTCTGTCCTAGAAACGAATCACCAACGGAGACAGGCCAATGATCGAAATCATTGAAACGAACATGAACGGACGCCACACCATCCTCGCGACGGTGGCGACCTTCGCCGAAGCGAAGAATGCGGTGAACGAAATGAACCCCGCGTTCATGGAAGATGACTCGGATCACCACGATTGTGCCGATGCCTACATGCGCGATGGTCGCGTTCTGGCAATCCAGCCTGTTGGCTTCAAAGTTACCTACTAGAGATTGGGGATAGTTATGGCATATCGAGTCAAAGTAAATGGCGTAGTTCGCCGAAGCCATCTCAGCAAAGACACAGCCGAAACGATTGCCGAACAACTGTGGGATACCACTGGCTATCACACGCAAGTCGTGGACGAGGATGATAATATCCTTTGCGAGTTTGAAGTATAGGGAAAAGGGCTCCGGCCCTTTTCCTTTCATCTCAACACATCATTAACCTTAACAATTGATTACCTTAGTTGGTGGAATATTTAGTGGATTATTTGCTTGCGAATCACTCACCAAACTCCTAGAGCAAATGCAGCGCAATTCAGTGCTAGGAGACAGCCAATGGCCATTCTACTTCCTTCGCTCGATGAACAACTCCGCTCTGCCCGCGAAGCGGCCGGCGAGGCATTCATCTGGGCGCATATCGACACTTGCCTGTCAGGCTACCTCAGGGATCATCACAATCGCGATGGCGAACTGCTGCTGGGCGCTATTGTCTTCGGCAATACCTCGATCGGCTGCGTTCTGGACGAACTCGAAAGCGAATACCAAAACGTGGGTTGGTCCATGGGTGAAAATCGCCGAGGTTTCGACTACGAGGCAGGGAAGGCGGCCCTTGCTCGACTACGGGAGGAGAATGCGGATCGGCTCGATATGCCTTTTGATTCCTCGCTGGAAGTACTGATCGACGACGACGGCGACGACTGCGACGATTACTGCCAAGCGTGGTTCCTTCTCTCGTGGGACGTTCCCGAGGAGAACGAATGATTGATGCGCTGAGCCGATTACTCATGGGAGTCATCCTCCTGATCATCGCAATGGGGCTGGTAGCTTGTACCAGCCCCTATTTTTATGGTAGTAATTCGTTAAGGTTAACAAGCTCCTGCGTCCTTAACTGTTAATCGCATTTAGGTGGATTTAGTGCTTGACCGAATCGGTTCACCCATCTAAAAGCAAATCAGGTGAAGAGGTGCAGCCGAGCAAAGGCGAAGCCCTTCACCAACCAATCAGGAGACCGACCAATGAAGCCGCACCCCTCTTTTGAAATTGTCCGCCCGGACGAAGTCGCCGAATGCTACGACGGCGTTCTGGCTGTTCCCGGCCTCTATGAAGCCCTTTGGGCTTGTGTGGTACTGTACAACGCACCCCGCCCGGAGGTATCGGAAGAGCCTTGCTATGGTATGGATTGCGTGCAAGATTTCTGGGATCGCTTTTCGGACGATCACAAGGCGGCGCTGAATGAGATTGCGGCGAAACACGACGAGCAATGGGGATGAGCGAGAGCATCTCGCTCGCCGGGTACGAAGCAGCCCGCGCAGGTACGAAATGGTGGAAGAACCCGCACCCATCAGGCTCGCTGGAGGCCTACCAGTGGGACAACGGACACACCCGGCACCGCACCAACCAAGGATCAATGACATGAAAGAAATGATCGATCTGACTCCCACGTGGACCGGCATCATGCCAGCCCTCATCGCCGCCCTTCAAAACGGCTCCCCTGTCGGCGAAAACATGGCCCGCGAAGAACTCATGCGCCTCGCAGGCATCGTGGACAAACAGAATGAACAGAACCGCGCTGCGAAGGAATCGACTCCGGCCGGTTGAACCGAAAGGTTCCCGGTTAGAGGGGAGGGGTTTGGTCGCCCCTCCCCTCACTTAATTGGAGAGCATTCGTTAACCTTAACAAACTCCACACAGGATTAACTATTGGTGTAAAGTGGTGGAATTAGTGCTTGCGCGAATCGCTTGCCTAGGCTACTGACCAGACAGGCAATGCAGCCTAGGAGACTACGAACATGAGCGACCACGCAGTTCAGAACGCAAAAAATTGGTTGGCTGATATTGTCGCATCAATGGCCGATCTCGCCGAAGCGCGCATATCCGACCAGATCGAATGCGGTCAATGCGAAGGCACCGGAACCACGCAATCGGCAAGCAACGGAAAAGACGAGGAATGCCCGGTCTGCGACGGCACCGGCATGATCGACCGCGAAGAAGACGCCGACGCAATCGAAGAGCGAATCCATGGTGAGCCTCTTTCGCTGCAAGTTCGCTCCGGTTGGTATAACCCCGGCGAAACCGCCGAAGCCGAAGAGTTTTCGCTTCTGCTCTCCACGGGAGGCCCCGCCTTGCGGATCACCGGCGCGCTGGATCGCGGCAGCCTGTACGGCGTACCGCGCTTGCAATGGCAGGATTGGGGCACGCCGTGGACGGACTACCACACCACCACGGAAGAAGAAGACGACGCACTGAGCGCCTACGTCGCCTGCTTCTACTTCGGCGAATGAACGCCGAGGCACTGGCGATAATCCGGGAACTTTTGCAAACGCTCTCGGACGTGGAAGCGGTCCTAATTCTTGACGCTGGGTGGACAAGGGATTGTTATACAATCGAACAAGCGGAAGCGGCGGTCGAGCGAGCCGAGGCGTTCCTAAAAACACACGCCAAATAGAAAGAGGGCTTCGGCCCTTTTTCTTTGGGTATACCAATTTGTTAACCTTAACGGGATCGCCCTATTCGTTAACTATTGGTGGATTAACTGCTTGACCTAACAGGACGACTCGCCTACAGTTCAATCAGTTAAATGGAGACAGACCGATGGACGTTTATGTTTTTCAAGCCGCCCTGCTCTGCACCGACTGTGCCAGCGAAGCCTGCGCGGGAAGCCACACCCCGACGGACGAACGGGAAGATAGCGACAAGTACCCGCAAGGCCCCTATGTGGAAGGCGGCGGGGAAGCTGACAGCCCGCAGCATTGCGACTATTGCGGACTGTTTCTGGAAAACCCCCTGACGCTCGACGGTGAGAGTTACGTGCGGGACAAAGCAAAGGCATTCAACACGCACCCGGATATGGCGTGGACCGAGATTGCCGCCGCCGCTGAGAACGGCGGGCAGCCGGTACTAGGTGAGTGGATAAGGTTCTATCTGGCTTGGGGCTGATCGACGCCCTAGCCCGCCTCATCGCGGGCGCGTGCCTGCTGATCCTCGCCGCCGGGTTGATGTCATGTCAACCCGGCCTTTTTATGTCCGTAACCAATTGTTAAGGTTAACACCGACCTGTCCTCGATTAACCATATTTGTCGTGGATTTAGTCGTTGACCTATCTGATGGAATATGCGAATCACTTGTCACAGCGAATCACCGCTGGGAGACAGAACATGCGTATCATCTTCAAAGACAAGAAGGGCGAAGGCCGCGACCTCAAGCGTATCGAACGCGCTGACAAGCTGGAAATTCGGCGCAACCGGCGGGCTAAGCAAAGCCACCTTTTCCTCGCCAATGCCGTTCTGTAAGGACAACAAAATGACCGACGCGAAAACGATTCTGCTGGCCGAGATAAGCGACAAGGTGGAAGCCAAGCCCTACGAGGTTTATGGCAGCTACGACGACACGTTGAGCAATGAGCAAATTGCTTTGCTGCTGGAAAACCGCCAAGCCTTTGACGAGGCGTGGGCGGCAGTGGAAGACAATGCTTCTTTCTATGCCGACTGGTCCGACCTCCACGCGGATATCATCCGCGAATTTGGCGAACGGATTATGATCCTTTTCCCGGATGACTTTGCGGTCAACGACGAACTTGACGACCTCGAATGGCGGGACATGCCGGAAGAGGTGAAGGAAGCCTTCAATCAAGCAACCGTGGTGGATTGCACCGACCTGCTGGAAACATGCCTCAGGAACGCCTCACGGGGCTATTTCGTGGCCCTTCCTACCGACCCAGAAGCACCAGACACGGACGGCGACGGGATCGGCCCGCCCAACGGTGACTTGAGCGACGAGGACAATGCCGCCCGCCAGAAGTACCTTGCCGACAAATTCGGCATTGATGGCTGGGCAGCGGAGTCGATGTATTATCACGAGCGCCTCAAAGTGCTGGGCCGCATCGACCTGCAAGCGGTTTACAAACACGGCAAACCGGCTTCGGTAACAATCGGCCCGGACTCGATGCTGCTTTTCCATACTAGCTGGAACGGCGCGGGCTGCATGGGAGATGTGACGGCGACAAAGACTGTCACCCTCCCGGCGACGTTCGAACTGGACTCCGGGCGCAGGTACGGGATCGATTCGGTATATGGCTTTGTGGGCAGTGTATGGGCGAACGATATCGCCATCGCTGACTATGCCGAATGGGAATGACGGGAGGGGCTCCGGCCCCTCCCCATTTTCACCGGTAACGAATGTTAAGGTTAACCGAAATTCACGAATGGTGGAATAAGTGCTTGTGCGAATCGGTTGCCTCACATACAAACGAATCACCGGACGCACCCGGTAGGAGACCGACCATGTTTATCCGCGAACACGAACTCGCCAACGAACACAAGCTGACCCTCGCCGCGAACAAAAAAGCTGAAAAGACAATTGAACGCATGAAGGCAGCCGACCGGGCGAAGGCCAAACTGCTCCGAGAGAAAGCTGAAAAGATGCTGAGCGAAGCCTCCGATCTTGAATATGAAGCGGGCCGCTATGCGCTTTGCGACCGCTACAAGGCCAAGAAGGATGAGATCGAAGAGGCTGGTTATTGGACAGCCCGTGAGATCATCGGCACCCTCCCTCGCGACGAAAACGACGATTATATCGACCCGGCCCCCTTCTGGCGCGTGAGCTACAAAGGCGAAGACCTCGGCACCTTCCAAGGCGAACAAGGTTCCGATATCCTCCGCCTCGTTTGCCCTGCTGATGACCCCCGCGAATGGCATCACTTCACCTTGGTGCGGGTGTAAGCACACCGACCTGACTGGTAAGGGGCTTCGGCCCCTTTCCTTTTATCGTAACGGGTTGTTAAGGTTAACCGGGTGGACGCCCATAGTAACCATTGATGGATTATCTGCTTGACCGAATCGGTTGCTTCCCCTAGTAACGAACCACCGGAAGCAACCGGCAGGAGACAAACATTGAAGCTTTTCCAGACCGAAGTAACGATTGCAGCCTCGCTCTACATTCTCGCAGAGACCGAAGAGGAAGCAAACGCAAAGGCGAACGAACTGACGGGCAGCATCGGTTCGACGACCGGGCTTGAATTTAGCAACCGCCGCCAAGAAATCGGCGATGGGATTCACATGACCGGCGAAGTATACAGCGCCGATATGCCGGAACTTTCTCTTTCGCCTTCCATGTCAATCCAGTTTTCGCCTACGCAACACTCGTGCTACTTGACCGAAGACTTCGACGAGAGCGACGACGACTGATCTGAGAGCAAGGGGCTTCGGCCTCTTGCTTTTTAAGGGAAACAATCTGTTAGGGTTAACATACTTCTCCCTTTTGGTAACTATCAAAATTCGAAGCGCGGTGGATTATCTGCTTGACCGAATCGGTTGCGTATGCGAGAACGAATCATCGCAACGGAGACAGACCATGTTGATTTTCAATTACGCCTCGAAGAAGGAACTCAAGGCAGCCATCGGCCAGCCCCTCGCCTTTATCGAAACCTCTTTGTTTGGCGAAGAATTTCGCCGCGACGGCAATCTGGTGGGGGCGAATCGCCCGCATATCACGAAGAAGGGCCGCGAATTTTTCGCCGAGGTGAAAATGGTCGGCGGCCTGATCGCAGCGGTTAAGTAAGGAACAGACCATGCAGACCTTGTTTGAAATCGTTTCGCTCGAATCCTCGCCGCTGAGCGGCAAGCTGCTGACCGCCGACGAACTGGCCCAGCATTACAACTTGGACGCCCGCAAGGAAGGTGGAACACACCTACGCCCCGAATTGCAGGGGCAGCCTGTCTTGCCTAACCTCTGCGGGCCTATGTGGGGCGGGCACAGGTACGAGGATGGTGAGCATGTCTTCCTCAACGACGACGGAACCCGCCGCCCGTATGGCAGCCAAAAGCCGATCACTGCCATGGTGATTCGCTATGAAACGTGGCCTGCTTACGAAGCCTATTCGCGCTAGGGAAAGGGCTTAGGCCCTTTCCTTTTCCTCTTAAACCCCCGTTAACCTTAACAGATCGGGCCTTGTTGTTAACCATCAAAACGCAATCGGTGGAAAAAGTGCTTGACCTAAACGGTTGTCGCTCCTAGAGGAAAGAGGCGGCACCGAGCCGCCGGAGACAGAATATGCGTAGCTGGGAAGACCTTTCGGACCTCGAACAAGCCGCCAATATCTATTCGGATATACACAAGGACGCCTACGGCTTCCGCCCGCGTGCCGGCGGCGTTCATTCGCCTGTCACCCTCGCCGATTACGACGCGGCGTTCACCTCGATGCAGGAAACCTTGCGTCAGAACGAAGAGCGCGAGGCGGCTTTTGAGGCCCGCGCTCTCGCCCGCTTCGAAGCGGAAGTCGCCGCCCTGATCGCCGATCACGGGATCGACCACGCAACCGCCCTGCGGTGGTGGTTTGAGGCCGAAGGCTTCCAACCCAGAGACCACGCAGCATGGAGCCGCCAAGAAGCGGAATCCACCCTCTATGGCCGTGGGATCGCCATGAAGGCATGGCCTGCCATCATAGATGCGTTCCTCCTGACGCTGGTGCACGGCTAATGGCACAGACATTCGGGGAAACCTTGATCGAACTGCGCCGCGTACACACGCAAACAGCTTATCGCCAATTGGCCTACAGACCTGTTTATTTCAGTCAGGAAGAAACAAGGGCAGCTATCGACGAACTGGAGCGCCACGGACTGGCGATGGAACCGCTCTCCCCGCTGCAAAAGCTGGCCGTCCGGATGCTGATGGCAGGAATGCATGACCGGTAAGACCCGGTTGGTAACTGTTCGTTAAGGTTAACCCCTTTGTCGTTTGGTGGAATAAGTGCTTGACCGAATCGGTTGACTATCCTAGAAACGAATCACCGCAACAAGCGGAGGAGACAAGGCATGATTTCGACCACGCTAAAAATTCAAGGCATGAAGGCGGTAAACGACCCAGCCCGAATCATGTTGCACCTCGCCCGCCAGCCTATCGGCGGAGGTACACCGGAAATGACAATCGAAGTATTCAAGGAATCTGAACTGGGGCGGCTCCCGATGGGTGCGTCTGTCTCGGCACGCTTTACCGACGCCACCAAGACCTACCTACGGACAACACAGACCCGCATTGTGCGCTTCGAACGTAGCTACAAAGACGACGCCCAATATATCGCACAAGGCGAAGAACCGGCAGCCGCCTATATGAAACAGCTTGTCGCTGAATTGGCGGAAGGCAGCCTGCACCGGGCGGATGAATGCGAACTCAAATTCGCCGACCTCTCCGACGTAGGGGACACCTACTGGCTCTATGTTGCCGTCAAGGTGATTGAACCGATCGAGAGCAAAACGGAAATGGCCGCCCGGCTCCAAGAGGTATACGACGACGGGGCAGTGGCGGGCCTCTTCCAGATCATCGGCTAAGGTGAGGGGCTTCGGCCTCTTACTTTTCCCAATAGGTGGTTGTTAAGGTTAATCCTCATTACCTTTTTGTGGAATAAGTGCTTGACCGAATCGGTTGCGGCGGCTATCACCACGGCATCGAAACGGAGAAGCGCGCATGACCATCAAAATCCTCGACGCCGCCCATGCCCACAAGCTTGTCGCCGCTGGTGATATCACCCACGAGTCGATCCGCGACGTTGCGTCCGCTATTATGCTCAAGGACGCTTTTGAGGCCCGCCTAGCTTCCTTGGAAGGGCAGCGATCCTGCGCCGCTATCGATGAAGGCCAATTCATTTGCGGTGAATTATCCGCACTGCGGGCCGACTGGTCAGACGAACCATCTCCCGAATGCATGGCTCACCTGTACTGAGATAGCGGCTTCGGCCGCTTCCCTCTCCCCTAGGCTTTGTTAACCTTAACAGCAACTAAACTGATCTTAAGGATTATTTTGGTGGAATAACTGCTTGACCGAATCGGTTGCCTGCCCTAGAAACGAATCACCGCAATAAAGCGGTGGAGACAGACCGATGAAAAAGATCACCCGCCACACCCGCCGCCGCGTTGCCGCCAAGCGCGCCCGCATCGACCTCCTGTCGGCCATCATCGCACGGGGGCGCAAGTAATGACCGGGTTCTGGGATAAAGCCGACCTGCTCGAACTTGTCGAACGCTACGCGGAGGACAACAACCAGATTGCCAGCGAAGACGAACTGAGCAAGTTGTTCGACGAAGAAATCCTGCCGCTGGTTGTGGAAAGCTACGGCGAAGACGATTCGGTCGCGATCAGCCAAGCGTTCAACGACTGGTCCGATTCGCTTTGCAAGGATGGCGAACTGCATCCGGAACAATACGACAAATATTGCTACGTCGGCCGACTGGCAGAAGATTAAGCGAAGGGGCTTCGGCCCCTTTTCTTTTGCCCCTAACAGGGCGTTAAGGTTAACCGACCGCGTGCCGGTGTTAACCATTTTTCGTGGAATAACTGCTTGACCGAATCGGTTGTCGGCCCTAGTGTCGAATCACTGGGAAGGAAGGCACCTACGACTCGGCAGAGCGACCGCAAGGCCCTTCCTTCCCACACACACACACAAATGGAGCCGACCGATGCTTACCCGCGAAAAATTCCTAGACTTGCTCGACCAGTTGGAAAGCTGCGGGCTGATTACTGCGCCTCGCCCATATTCAGGCCGCGCCATGTACGGCAAGCAATGCGTAGCCGTATCAGGTGAAGAGACAAGCGAATGGCATTTGGCGATTCAAATGGCATCGTGGGCGTCCTCCTATGACATCGAAATGCTCGACCTACCGGCCCCGCGCACCGAGCAACTAGGCCGCTCGTTCATCATGTACTGGCCGCAATACGAGTGGCCAGAAGAACGCACCTCCCCGGACAACTACGACGGCGACGACGATTAAGCGAAGGGGCTTCGGCCCCTTTTCTTTTGCCCCTAACGCGCCGTTAAGGTTAACCGATCGGCCGCCGGCGTTAATCATCCTGACCGTGGAATAAGTGCTTGTCGGAATCGGTTGCTTGGCCTATCACCGAATCAGTTGAAACGGAGACAAACCATTGGCCTATAACGACACTGACAATCGCGCCGACTCGCTGGACGTGCGCACCCTGATCGAACGGCTTGAGGAGATCGAGAGCGAACAAACCGCGCTGGTGGAAGAATACACCGCAGCCAAGGAAAAAGCGCCTGAGGAGGCCAGCGAACGGCTCTGCAACGCGATCAATGCTCTTTGCTCATTTTGGGATTTGACCCCGGAAGAAATCGACGACTCGGTCGAGGCGCTATCGATCGAAACCGATTCGTTTCACGGCGATGAGGAAGCTTACGAGATTCGCGAGTTTATCGAACAGTTTCGCGGCGCGGGCGGCGATCACGAGTGGGAGGGATCATGGTTCCCGGTCACTTTCATTCGCGACTCCTATTTTACCGAGTATGCCGAGGAGTTGGCCGAGGATATCGGCGCAATCAGTAAGGACTCGCCGTGGCCTGCCTGTCATATCGACTGGGAAGCTGCCGCCAGCGCCTTGCAACAGGACTACACATCCGGCGAATTTGACGGGGTGACTTATTGGGCGCGCTAGTCGCGCCCACTTGTTTTCCGAACTGGTGGAATAAGTGCTTGACCGAATCGGCGAATCGGTTTAGACCTTAGTCATCGAAACGGAGACAGACCATGACCAACCAGATGCCAACCTTCGCTTGCTACATCAACAATGTCCACGCGTTCAACGTGTCGGCAGTGTCGCACCGCCAAGCGGTAAAGCGCGCCAAGGGCATGACCCGCTGCCGGGTTGATGTGATCGGATGCCTTTCCAGCAAGGCGCGGGTTTGAGGGAAGGGGCTTAGGCCCCTTTTCTTTTACCTTCTAACGTAGCGTTAAGGTTAACGAGCGGCTGGGGTTTGTTAACTGCTAATCTAGCAACTGGTGGAATAACTGCTTGACCTAATCAGCGAATCACCCTAGACAGAAATGGACATGACCCCTCCGGCGGGCCTCTCGATGACGGGGAGGAGGGGAGGAGGCGCTGAGTGAACCCGAAAGGCCTAGCTCACGTTAGCCCGCCATTTTTGCAACAGGAGACAGACCGTGTCACACCCCTTCCCCTTCCCCGCCGGTCCCGAAGCAAATTGGACAGCGGGAGAACATCAGGCCGCTGCCAATCGCTACCATTACGATATCATGGGGGTTGATCGATCGGAACCCAACTACAGGCCCCATCTGAGCCTGCTGGAGAGCGCGTTTAATCGACATAGCCGCTATGCCCGCGCGCTGCGCGCCAAGTGACTGAGAGGGGCTCACAGCCCCTCTTTTCTTGTCGGTAACCCGGCGTTAAGGTTAACAAAACCGGCCGGCAACATTAACCAATGAAATCAGATAAGGCGTGGAATAACTGCTTGACCAAATCGGTTGCATGTCCTAGAAACGAATCACCAACGGAGACAGACCATGCAAAACATCCGCCAGAACCCGATCGCCGCCTCGCTCGCCAGCGCGCACCTCGCGCCTCGCAAGGTACGCGCCCGCAAGGGCAAGGGTGCGTTTCGCCGCACACCCAAGCACAAGGGGAGGGACGCGGAATGATCCCGACCAACCACGAATATTTCGGCTATCAGTTAGACCTTTTCGCAAAGGCTCACGCCGGAGTCGAATCGGCGCTTGAAGGCGTGTTCGAACACGAAATGCGCTTGCTCGCCAAGCGTTTCCCGACACGCCGGATCGAGATGCATAGCGGTATGGGTACGACGCAAATCACCATCAAGAAACGCCGCCCGGCGCGTAATGCTTACGACGAATGGAATTATTACGGCGCAGCGGGCACCTCTTACCGCGACTGGCCTGAATCGGTGGGAATACCCGCGCCTGACCTCTGGTCCGCGATAAGACTTTATGAAGACGAAGTGAGCGACGGAAAAGACCCCGGAGTCGGTGTCATCATCTACGAAAACGGAAAACGAATCAAAGGCCTAGCGGCAGGAGGAAAAGTCTAATGCGCCGAATCATCAATGGCTTTGAATGCGAACTGGTGCCGAACGACGACCGCCCCGGCGTCAATTGCTACATCACCAAGGACAACGCCTGCAACAGCCTCGCTCTGTTGCAAGATATGGGCGAGTTTGACGAACTTAACGCCCTCGGCAAGCCGATTCGAATCAACCAAGCCACGCTCGACGAAATCGAAGAATGGGCGCTCAAAAACGGCTACTGAGAAAGAGGCTTCGGCCTCTTTCCTTTTTCATTAAACCGCCGTTAAGGTTAACACGATCTGAGGCTGGTGTTAACCAAGAAAATGCAAGCGCGGTGGAATAACTGCTTGACCGAATCGGTGGAACCAGCCATAAACGAATCACCAACAACGGAGACCGACCATGACCGATAAGAACACCTGCCTCGACCGCTACGCCGGTACAGAAGAAGCCGCCGTTGCGCGCCGCCTTGTGCGCGCCGCCCTCACCTCTGAATGGACTGTGAGCGTAAACGACGGGGAGGAATGGACTGTAAAGCGTTCCACCGACTTCAACGAAATCATCGACGCTCTCGCCACCACCGGCGCAGATAGCCTGCAAATCAGCGACAAGGAAGGCAAGAAGATGGGCAGCCTGTATCTGGTTTATCAGAACGGCCCCGGCGATGAATTGATCGCTGATTACAGCGACAACGAAAGCATGGAATATCTCTACCGCCGGGCGAACCCGGCCTGATAGGAAAGAGGTTAACGGGGACAGGCTCCCCGTTAACCATTTTTCCTGAGGTAACTGCGGGTTAACCTTAACAAAAACGGCAAGGTTGTTAACCATCCATCTGCGAGTTGGTGGAATAAGTGCTTGCGTTATGTCGAGGAGACTACTAATACTTGGGCATACCTTCCATCCTCCCAAGGAGAAATACCATGTGCCGCACCACTCGCCCCGCGACCCCGGCCACCTCCATCGAAGAGGCACGCGACCTTTTCAACGACTACATGCAGGATGAGCAGTATCAGGATAACTTCCGCGAGGCGTTCGAAGACGACGACGAAGCATTCCGGGCTTACGGATACAAGGCCGATTCCGGCTGCTGCGGCTCGGTCGATATGAACTATCTGATCGACGGCCGCACCTACTGGATCGGCTGCAACTACGGCCACTGAGAAAAGGGCTTCGGCCCTTTTTTCTTTGACCAGTTAGATTTGTTAAGGTTAACCGAAAGGGACCAGTTATTAACCATCGTGCGGTGGAATAACTGCTTGACCGAATCGGTGGAGTACGTGAAAAGCGAATCATCGAAAACGGAGATTAGCTTGTGTTCACACGTACCGCCCTTGTTCTAGCTGTAGTTGTCGGCCTGCTTCTAGGCTTTGCCCTTAGCACAATCAGCACACCCCGCGAAGGCCCTCGCCTGATCGCCCAAGGCTGTCACATGGCAGGCGGCGACCTCTGGGCAAGCGAGGAGTCAGACTTCCCCACAAACTGCGACCATATCGAACCATGGGAGGCTGGTTAACAGCAAGACCTTTTTCGTTAAGGTTAACTACCAGATAAGATACGTTCACCATTACTGGAATAAATGTGGATTAACTGCTTGACCGAATCGGTGGAATATGTGAAAACGAATCATCGAAACGGAGACAGCAAGATGAACCATTTCAAGATCACTACCACCCACCGCGCTTTCCTTGTGGAAGCGAAGGACATTTTCTATGCGACCAATACGGCCGCCTTGCTGGTTGAGGACAACGAAGAAATTCTTGGCGTCGCTCTCGATCCCTTCGAATCCACCTATTTGATCGTGGAGATCACGGTATGATCAGCAAGAAGGATGCTATCGCTCGCGCCCTCGGACGCGGCGCTTCGCAGGCTGAGATTGACCGCCAAGCGGCAAACTATGTCCGGCAGGTCGGTTCTGTCCCCTTCAACAACATGATCCGCGCCCTCAATATCGGCTCGTGGAATAACACCGTGGAAGAATGGACCCGATTGGCCGCCGCTTTGACGGCAAGGGGATTGGCTCGAAAGAGCTAATCCCTAATTTTCGAACACCCATCGTTAAGGTTAACCGATGTTAGTTTGTGGTGGATTATCTGCTTGCCCGAATCGATAGTATCTGCGAAAGCAAAACATCGAAAACGGAGACACAGTCATGAAATTCACGCGTAACGAAGCCGCTCTATCTGCATGGGCTCTCGCCATCGGAGCCGGAGAAAACATGCGCAACAGTGCTTTGGAGGCAGGAATCAGCGATTCCACTAATGGTCGGCTCTTTGCTGAATCACGGATGATCCGCGAGAACAAGGGCTGCTATTCCCTAGGCTATCACCTCGGGCGCTTCACCCTCTTGCAGCGCATCCGCCTGCTGAACACAATCGGCGAAGCCAAGCGCACCTTGTGGGAGGAGTTCAAGACCAGCCCGGAAGGACGAGGCCACGCCGCTTCCTACAGGATGCTCGATGCCTAGGGCTACGGCCTTAGCTTACCACTGAGTTAAGGTTAATCTATGGATTAACCAC